CTTTCGCCCCACCTCTCTGATATACTTGCTCGAAAGGAGTGAGTGTTAGGAGGACCCTCCCATGGGTTCACGAACAAGAAAGACTGGATTTCCCACCAACTCCCTACCAATACTTGAGCAGTATTGGACTTCGTCTGACTATCCAGTCGGAACGAAGTTTGCATGGGCGTCTGGTGTCCCTTTGTGGGAATTACCTGCTTCATTCAGTAAGATTACTGATGTAGTTGGTAATCAGGGCTCTCAAAACCCTGTTGATCATCTCCAAGTCTTCTCGTCTATGACGGGGTTCAATCCTTGGCGTCGGAATAATTTAGCTGACGAAGGAAAAGTCCTTTTCGAAGGTATCTTTCTTCCGCTATATCCTGACAAGGATTTCTCTTGGTATCCATGGGTACCTATCGTTTCATCCGCCACCTTATCTGATTGGGCTGTTGAAGCTTTTAATAGCTTCCACGATCAAATCCCAGCTGAAGTTAGTATTCCTAATTTCCTTTGGGAGTTGAGAGAGATGAAGAGTATGATCCCTTCATTTAAGTCCACTCTTGATAAGAATGCCTCGAATAACTTCCTTGCCTTTGAGTTTGGTGTAAAACCATTCATCAAAGACATTCAAGATATTCTCAAGTTGTCTGAGTCTGTGGACAAAAGGATTAAACACCTTATTGCCTACAACAAGCAGACGTCACATAAGACTTTTGCCCGTACAACTCTTTTCGAAGAGCCTTATACGTGGTATTGGTCTATGTTTGATGCTATCGCGAATCGGGAAACCCCGACCGCGGTAGATCTTGAGTTTAGGAGGCTTAACGCCAAAGTTCAGTTCCGTTGTGGAGCTAAACTGTATCAAGATCTAAGTGATCTTCAGGGCGCTATGGCTCAGATGAAAGCTCTTGCTGCCGGCGGTGGATTCAATAAGCCTGCACGAGTAATTTGGAATGCAATTCCATACTCGTTTGTGGTCGATTGGTTTTTCCACGTCGGTAAGTTACTTGATTCTCTTTCTGTGCAACCTTTTGGTGGCACGTACGAGATTACCAATATAATGCACTCGCTAACTAGCGAGGCCTTATATGAGGTTACTCAAGTACACAGGAACGGCACAACAGCTGATAATGATTTCAATCATTTCAAACTGGGTGTCGTTCACGCTAAGAGCTATGTTAGGAAATCTGGTCTCCCTTTGCAAAGTCTGTTTTTCACAGACGGTGCATTGTCTCCGAAGCAGCTGGCGTTATCAGCGGCGATGTTAAATCAACGTCGCCGCTAATTCTGCGCAGACTGCAAAGTCTTAGACGAATTCTATTTCCAAATGGATGATAGTTTTCGCCTAATAGTGTGAGGTGCCAAGATGCTCTCGAATGATTTAACGCTCAAGAATGCAGGTGGAACCGACGTTGTATACCGCTTAGTCTCACAAGACCAAGCAGGAACCCGTCGGATCGACATTGCAAGTACACAAGCTCTTCCAGCCACGATTGCTATTAAGCATAGTGTTTCTGGAAAGCCGCCACTTCTTGTCGACCGTCACCTTGTTCAATTGAACAAGGCGATTGCCACAGCTACCGGCACAACCACGGTGAACGCCAACTTTACGTTGACTGTTCCTCGTGATGTCGCCGTCACACAGACACATCTCCGAGATATTGTTTCCAATCTCTTGGATTTGTTGACTGATGGGACGTATACTGGTACGGCAACTACGCCGACTCTTGATGCGATTCTTCGAGGTGAGTCATAAACGTGATGTGGATTCTTTTGTTCCTCATCATCGCATTTGGCTCATCTTGAAGTCCTAGATTTTTCTAGGAACTCACAGACTTAATCAACTGTGAAGAGCTATTGGCCTTGGAGGTCCACCTTGTGAAAGGGAACCTGAAAAGCCAAGAGGACGAGTTTTACGTCCGCCTGCATGCGCAGTTGATTCGAAGCGATCCTCTCGAGACTAGTTTATCAGGGTACAAGTCCCTCGCTAATGATCTCCTGACTTTGCGGTCAAGATTTCAGAACGAGGGCCTCGCCTTCTTGACCAAGCTCCTACCCTCATTGGGTAGATCACTTGATCAGGCCTTGGTGACCGGCAGCTTCAAAGTTCCTTCTGGATTTAAAACGTCCAGAGAGAACCCAAATATACCCGCTTTTATGCAGGCATATTTTAAGCTGGTTTTTGATAAACATGGTCTTCTCCTGAGCGGAGCACCGGCAGAGGCTATTCGCCATCTGCGTCAGGTGTTCTATTTCGCGTACAAACTTGAGATCCCGTTTTCTTCTAGAGATGAAGCTCGAGTAATCGATAACTTTATCTCAGTTGATAAGGATCTCAATGCTTGCTATAGTCCGCTTGCCGTAGAAATAATTTCCTTGGCAAAGACTATAACATGGAAGGTCTTTCATGATTTTGATCATAAAGACATTCGTCCGCGACATGGCCCAGGGGCTGTGGCAACTGGTGAAAGGCTTGAACAAAAATGGAAATTCTCCAGATTGTACAAGTCCATTCATCAGGTTTACCCCTACTACCACTATTACGTGGTGGGAGGGGCTCGAGAACTCACTGATCGATTGGAATGGTATCGTTCCTTGGTTCGCCTTGAAACAGGCTCAGCTAAGGTCGTACTTGTTCCAAAAGATTCTCGCGGTCCGCGTCTTATTTCTTGTGAACCCTTGGAATTCCAATGGATTCAACAAGGACTTGGACGGAAGATGGCGCGTCACTTGGAATACGGTTCGCCGTATACCAGGTTTCGAGTCAACTTCGAGCATCAAGAGATCAACCGTAACCTTGCTAAGATTAGTTCTACTAATCAACGCTATGCTACCCTTGATCTCAAAGATGCGTCGGACAGGGTTTCACTCGAGCTCGTCAGAAACATTTTTGCAAATGTTCCTGCTCTTTCTCGAGCATTAGAAGCCTGTCGAACGACGGAGACATTACTCCCTAATGGGATTAAGTTACCGCTCAAGAAATTTGCGCCAATGGGTTCAGCTTTATGCTTTCCCGTTGAAGCGTATATCTTTTGGGCTGTGATAGTCTCCGCGGTGATTATCGCTAAGAAATTGCCACTAGAAAAAGTGGGAAGGAGAGTCTATGTTTATGGTGACGACATAGTCGTACCCACAGACTGGGCTTCTCTTAGCATTCAAGCGCTTGAATCTGTTGGCCTAATGGTCAACAAAGACAAGTCTTGTCTCACTGGTTATTTTCGCGAAAGTTGTGGCATGGATGCGTTTAAAGGCATCGATGTGACTCCTGTACGCTTAAAAACCCAGTGGTCGAGTCAGAAACGAAACGGTTCGATCTTACAGTCCTATGCGTCCATTGCGAATTCGTTCGATAATGGCCCGTATCGCTCTGTTTGCGATTTGATACGCTATGAGATAGAGAGACACTATGGGGTACTCCCTTATGGTGTTTCTAGATCTTCATATCCGTGTCGAATCGTGGCCGATCCACTCCAGGCAGAGACTTTAAATAAATCTCTGTTTCGGTGGCGCGTCAATCGAAATTACCAGCGGATCGAGTTTCTTCTGCCTAGCCTTTCATTTAGGCGAAAGTTGACTAAACTCGATGGTTGGCTCCGACTGTTACGCAACAATGTTGCGCCCCCAGTTGGCGACCCGTCTCGCGTTGTTTTGCCTCTTTCAATGTTAGTCAAAAGAGGATGGACGAGCGTAGCCTAAGGGCTGCGGAGACCCCGAAAGGGGACTCGTTAAAAAGGGC